TCTGATTCTACAATTTCAAAAGTTTCTTCTTTTAGATTTATTCTCTTGTTTTTCTTCAATAGAAGTATATTAATAGCAGTAAAAAGATTTACTCCCTTGTAATTAGGTGCTAATAGATAAGGATAGTTATTTGTTGTAGAATTATTTACAACTATTCCTTCGCTCTCAATTAAGTCATTTACTAAGGCTTCTGCCTCATATGCTATATCTAATGTAGAACCTATCATCAATCTTTTACAATCAGATAAATCGCCATTATGAGATAAGTTGAAGTATTCACTAATAGACGCAACTCCGTTAATTTCCTTCATCTCAGAAAAATATAGATTATGCCCTATATTATCTCCCGAATCAACATACTTCATGCCTACTTTGTAACTATTTTCTCCATCGCTAACACACATCTTATATTCAGTTTCAGTATCTAACATTTGAGATATTTTATCAGCATCTCGAATAACTACAAAATTGGAGTCCGTATGTTTATTTATATCAATAGCAACATACATAGACATAACTCCTTGACCCGAATAATCAGTAACATTTGCCTGCTTTTCTCTTATAGAATAATCAAATATATTATCATACATTTCATCCGAATATGCCTTCTTAGTGTATTTAGGAGATACCTCATTCAAATTTATCGAGTTAGGGGATTTAGGATAGAAGCAAGTATGATTGGGTTGCATAATTCTAAAGGTATAACTACTACTAGTAGGTAATAGTCCATCTAAAGTAAGCATATGCTTAGTTCCAGTAGCAGTAGTATCTATGTCATGTGATAGAACATAGAATATGTTATCGGGATTATAGTTGGGAACATTAGATGAAGTTGCTTCACTACCATCTTCATCATAGTATTTACCGTTAATATCAACTAGATAGCATCCAGTTAAATCAACATAATCTAAAAATCTACCATTACTAATGGTTGATTGAGAATCTACGGTATAAGTGTGAGTGTGATTACCGTTTATGTTATCTTGATTTATTTCAGTTGCATGGGTAGAATTCCTAAGTGTTAGATGGGGTTTGAATCCCATAATAACACCTGAAGCATCATTATCATATGTTCTAGCCTTTTGTTTATGAAAATCCTCAAAGGATGCAAAGATATGATTATTAGGTCTTATAGTTATAAAACCTAACTCACTACCCGAAGAATTATCATTATACAGTTTAAATGTATTTTCAAGTTTAGTGAATGATTCATCAAGAAATTTACTTGATTTGAATTCAACTATTGTACCAAGCTCAAATGTATCATGTGTTTCATTGATATATTTAATTAAGTCTTTCTTTTTTGACATATTATTTAGATTTATGATTGATGAAATCCTTTTGCTTTTGTATAGCAGCCTGTAATTCTGACATAGGTTTAGTCTTTGCAACTGGAGTAGTTTTTGCTTTCACAGGCTTATTAGCTTTGCTTATCGTGTGTATTGAACCAGGGTTGGCCTTTCCATTACTACTAATGACATAATGCTCGCTAATAGGATAATATGTGAAAGGGTATTTACCATTATTCCTTTTAACGGCAACTCTAATTTGTGGAAGTTGATAGTTTGGAGTACCAGTAATCTCTCCCATATATGAAAGCTTGTCGACAACACCTGTATATACTCCGCCATCAAAAAACTTAAATGTTACGTTGTCACCTATTTTGAATTTATGCTTTTTCTTTTTTGTCATTTTGTTATTTTTTAATTAGACATTTAGCGTATCCCAGTTATTTTGTTGGTATCCTTCAATAGACCTTAAAGTCTTGTGAACCATTTTTGGAAAGTTATTATATATCTTTTCCCTTTTAGTACCAGCAAGTTGATAACACGTCCAACGTTTACCACCACCCCAAGGATTAGGTCCATGAATCATTCTACGAACATATCCTGTTCTTATATGAAATGTATAATATATTTCATAGTTTACCATGTGAGGATCTTTGAACATAAGGGTACCACTTTTTTCTTGGCGCTTACTAGTTACTTCCTCAAGACCTAAACGCTCCAATGCATTTATAGCCCAGCTATCATTGATGATTTGCCATTCATAAACCTTTGTGCCATTTGTTTCAACCCTATCTATATAATCATTGGGACTCTTAACATTTTCACGATACAACCACTTACCCCAACCTTTATCACCAATCTTAATGGCTAACGTATGACCACCTGGCATCTTTGACAAATCATTCCATCCCCAACCATCATAATTTCCATAGTTGGTTAGTTTATTATCACGATGCAGATTATATGTACCTGTCCACCCGTCCTTTTGTAAATATGGGTCAATGAACTCGGAGTAATGTTCGTCTGCTTCAGTGATTCTTTGCAATGTTTTAGTTAATGGTGTATCATTCATAGTTTATAATTTATTTAGTTAAGAACATTTCATTTAGTGATTTTGCCAATTCAAATAAATTGGTAGTGTTGATGTTTCTTGC